TTTTGAATAGCGTTCGAATCGTCTTGCGCTACCCAAGTAAAATCCATATCTGTATTGGAAGTTTTGGATAACACTTGTCCCGTTGTGCCACCTTTAAGATCAACAAGCGAGGTATCTATCGCGCTGCCTAGCGTTCTAATCGCTAAAGCGCCGTCCTTTACAAGGTCGGTGTCATCGGGCGTCTCCCACCCGAAATTCGTTGTTGTTGCCATTAACTAATCACTCCAATCGCGTCCTGCCATTCTAGGGTATTAAGCACACTATTCCAGCTTTCTGCCGCATTGACTTGGTTCCATCTTTGGGCGATTGCCGAGAATTCTGTTGGTGAAGCATTAAGCGTTATTGAAAGGCCCGAGACTGAGGCTCTGAAAGTCCAGCCCTCAACATAACCGGTGAACTCGCCACCGAGCAATTGTGGCGGAAGGTTAGTGATGCGAACGGGTTGGCCCATAAAGATGGAGAGCAGCGCATCGCGGTCGCCGTTGTCCATCTCTGGATTTTGAATCGGAAAGGTGATGGATTGGAATAGGTAGCGAGGATAGGCGCGGAGCTGTATTACTCGATCCGCCATATCTTCGACGTCTGCCGCGTTCTTGACGTAGCTTGAGAACTGCTCGGCATAAAGGCCATAAGTGGCCTGTGAGTCAGCGTCTTGGGCGATATATTGGCTGTTGAAATTATTGCCGTAATCAATGATGACTTTATTGGCTAATTCGCCCTGTCGCTGGACGATTCCAATTCCTGCGCCAATTGCGTGATTGGCATCGAGGTCGGTGTATCCGTTAGCCACAAGGTAATCCTGCCGGTGGCTGGCGTCAGCGTAACCGATAAGGCCATTGGCATCTTCATATAAATATCCAAGAGCTGATGAAGCAATTTGATTAGCAATGTTGGAAATTACCGCGTCGGTGAGTTGGCGACTTACCATCGTATATTCACCAGCATCAATATCACCTAAGCCAATATTTTCAGCATTAGCCCAAGTCTCTGTTGGATTATAGGTATTCCAAGTTTCGGCAGCTGGGACTTCATTCCAAGAGTTGAGCAGTAGATCATCGAGCAAGTCTTGTATCTGTGCGCCGTCTAATCCTTCGGCTAAGTTGCCGTCAAACGTTGCCCTTTGTAATCTGCTAAGAGGGCCAATGGCTGTGATGTTAATTGTTGTAACTGCCGCAGCGTTACCAGCTGAGGTGACGACTTGGCGAATGTCTGAGATACGACCGCCAAAGATAGGCACATAAGTCGCTGAACTATTTTGAACTTCGATAAGAATCGAGGTATTGACTGTGAATGAATAAACTGTGTTGTCGGTATTGATAAGGCGAAGTGAGCAATAACCAGTAGGGGTTGGCGAGTTGATGTCGGTTCTGCCTGTTGTAATTTGTAGGTCCGCCAAAGTGACTGAGGTGACCTCTGTGCCATTGGCTTTAATTCGCCAGACGGGTGTCCAAGCTGTCATAAGATCTGGGCGTTAGACCTTAAATCGCCAGCGCCAGTTGTGCCGCGATTAGTGGAATTGTTCAGGGCTAGAACGACTGCTCGGGTGAATCCTTCTTCGTCAATAACGCTTGGAGCATTAACGTTTACTATGACGTTTCCGCGTTCTTCACCAGCTCTTACAGCTGCAACGTCGAAGCGGCTTCCGACTGTGATTGGTGCGCCAGCAGGGCCGCTACTTGGATAGGTTGGCAATACGCCAGTTGTCGCTGTGACTTTTGGCGTCGCGGTTGTTGTCGTCGTTGTAATGGCTGGAATCTTAGGAGTTGGCGTTGTTGTTGAAGCGCCACCAGTACTCATAGAAATATTACCCATTGGGCCAGTTGATGCGCCTGTGCCAAGAGTCGGAATTGTTTTAATATCTGGCAGAATTGGAATTGCATTGTAAGCGCGAATAACTGCGTTGATTGCGTTAATCGCATCGTTGACCAATCCCTTAACCTTTGTAACGACAGTGCCGATGATATTGACAACGCCGCCGACAGCCGTTCCCACACCTTTAATAGCAGTCATTAAAGCGCCTGTAAATATAGGAACGATGAAGTCTTTGGTGAATTTCCATAAATCGCGCAATGCTTCCTCATTGTTTTTGAAGGCTGTCACAATCGGATCAATAGCCGCAGACTTGGCTTCTTGGAATTTTGGAATAACTGTGTTAATAAAGTAATCGAGCAGATTCTTCAAAGTAGGCAGCAGCGCTGCACCGACTGACTCTTTAGCTTCATCAAAACCAACCTTGAGACGCTGAATCTGACCTTCAAAGGTTTCGGCTTGAGTTTTTGCTGATCCACCAAAGGTGTCCGACAATTGCTTAACTGTGCCTTCAAATCCGAGAGTCTTGGCTTGTGCTGCGGTGATTCCCACACCTAAACGGGTTAAAGCGCCGTTATTGCCTTCGTATGCTTTCGCTAAGGCATTGGATACTGACTCGACGTCTTTGCCCGTAGCTGCTGAAATATCTAAAGCGAGCTTGAGAAGATCTTGGGACTTGGTGACGTCTTTTGTAGCCACAGTCAAGCGCTGGAGCGCTGGGCGAAGTTTGTCGTCGGCTACGCCGGTGGCGAGAGAGGTCTTGAGTATCTGTTCTTCGATAGCAGCAATTTGTTCATCGGTGACGTCGGTGACGTTCTTAAGAGCTGTGGCGAGACGCTTCTGAGCGGCTTCATCTTCGATGGCAGCCTTAACGCCTTCAATGGCTAACTTGCCAGCATAAGCAGCAGCCGCAGCGGCGGCAGCAGCGAAAGCAGCGGCAGCGACCTTGCCGAACTTTTCTAATTTACCGCCAAAGCCTTCGACCTCTTTTGAGCCGGTATCTAAATTCTTTTTGAGGTTATCAACGTCGGCAAGAATGGATAACTTAAGCGTTCTACTTCCAGCCATTATTTATCCCACTCCTTCAAAATCTTTGAAAACGCTTCTTCCCATTTCTTCACTAATTCAGGCTGAATTTTGCGAAGTGCTGGATAGATGAAATAGCCAGAATTTCCTCGCCCCTTGCGTGGGGTGCGTCGTGGGAACTGACGATAACGATTAGATCCGAATTCGTAACCTGCCCAGAGGTCTTTAGTTGATCCTCCACCAGAGAAACGCTGAGACGCGAATCCATAAGAGAACTCGCCAATCTTCGAGGTGCTGGAAACTTTAACGCCGCTTGTAATGCGATCGACAACGGCTTGTCCAAAGGTTCTTGTGATGCCGTAGGCCCTGACTTCATTCGCGGCATATCGAGCCAGCGCAGAACTTTCGCGTTTAGCCGCATCAACAGCTTCATCGTCCATCGCTTTGAACGCGGTAATGATTGAACGAAGTTCGCGCTTGTCATAGCTGATTGGTAACTCATCTGCCACCTTTGCGCTCCTTCAATATCTCAATCGCCGTTAGAACTTGGTCTATGTCAGTCCATTCGCTCATTGGAATACCGGTTGCAATTGCAATCTCGATTATTAATCGGTTGATGCTTCCGGCTTCGAAACTTTTGGGCTGTCATCTCCAATCGTCATTTCTTCAACCGATAACTCCCACACTTCTTGAGACTTAGTCGGTTTTCCTGCCGCCTCTCGCTTGTAAGCAAAGTAGGCTAGGTCGAGGAAGTCCGCTTGCTGGTAAGCCGAAATATCCTTCATCGAATAAATTGACTTACCCGTTTTGCGTTCCCACTTCGCCCACTCTGGGAGTCCAGCGTTGTAGGTGACTTCCTCGCCATTCGTATATTTAATTGTGATTGCTAACTTCATCTCCCGATTCTCCTGATCTCTTAGCTGAAGGTCTCTGTTACTTCACCCTTTGCCACTTTGAAGGTGAACGATACTGTCTGTGCGTCAATCCCTGATCCGCCAGCTGTTGGGAACTCTGGAAGAATTGGGAAAACAAATTGAGCGCCAGTTGCAGCGGTGAGAGTAATGTTAATGTTTGTATCTGGTGCGGTCTCTGCTGCTGCCCAAAGTGCTTCGCATACAGAGTTAGCCTTACCCCAGTCTGCAAGCATATCGAGCTGGAAGGTGCCTTCGATATTAACTGTCTTGTAAGCCTCGCCATCAAGAGTCTGATAAGTCTCGCGAACGTTGGTCTTTGTCAAGACTGCGTTTGTCGCTTGGGCTTCAATATCTGTTCCACCTGTGAAAGATAGCGAAACGTCGCGACCAGTAATAACTACTGTTGCCACTTTTTCTCCTTAGTTAGTCTGTGTGTAATAGGTGGAAACGCGAATATCTGCAACCAATAAATTGACTGCACCCACTTGCGTTACCGATGGCCGCTCTACTGGGCCGACTGTGTAGCCGTCCGGTATAACTGCCAAAACTGAAAGAACCAGTTGCTCGAGATTATCCAGTGATGCTGGATTGGAAAGATAAGCGACTCCGCAAGTGATGGTCATATTGATCTTCGCGTGAATTGTTGAGTCGTTGATTGTGTTGAGTTCTAAGTAAGGTGAATCTGGGACAAGAATAACCGCTGGCACTTGAACCGCCTCTGGAACGTAGG